TACCTGCACCAGGTAATTGTTTTACAATATCATCTACAGGAACTAATTCTAATCCAGTTGTTCTAGAGCTTAATACTTCTTCTCCTATTTCTTTACTGTCCCAAAAAAATCCTCTACCACCAGCTGCTTGTACTTCTTTATTTTTATTTGCAACATCAGATAAATAATTAGCTGTTCTAGCCACTGAAGATAGATTAGTCATAGCATTAAAGATTGAATATCTTGGATCTTGGATCTCTCCCAATAATTCTCGTATTTCTTGTGGAGCAAAATTATTTTCTGCAATAAATTTTTTAATAAATTCTCCACCAGGTTTTCCTTCCATAGTTTTTGCTATGTATTGATTAAAGTCTAGTGCTTTTGGTGATTTTAATTTTTTAACAGAATTAATTAAACTCTTAGTTTGTATTACAGCTTCTCTTTCTAATAGATTAGGTTTAGATGCTAAAGAAGGATCTTCATTTACTAAGATTTTTTTAAAGAAATTAATAGCACCTTCTTCTGCTTGTGCTGTTGGTGTATATCTACTAAAAAGTTTAAATAGTCCTTTATTCTGATCTTCAAAAATTCTATAAGTACCACCAATCCAACTACTTGCTCTACCACCTAATATTTTTTGTAATTCTTCTTTTGCTTTTGTTAACTTAACTCCTTCAGTATTTTTATTGAGAATACCTATTAATCTTTTAAATTCTTCTCTTGCATTATTTATTCCTCCAATAATTGCTTGTCTTCTTTCTTCAGGAAGATTTGTTTTTTTCATTAATTTTAATGTTTTTTCTAATGCGTCTTTATTAAGAGGAAAATTTAAATCACCTTCAAATAATGATTCATTTAATAATTTTAAGAATTGATCTCTCTCCTCTGTACTAGCTTTTCCAAAAAATCTTTCTGCTTCAGGATAAATATAATCTATTTCTCTAGTAAGATTATTTACTATCTCTTTAGCTCTATTTGTATCTCTAGAAATTAAAGCTTGTTTTATTTTTTCAGCTCCAAATAATTCTTCAGTCAATCCTCCTCTTGGACTAAAAGGAGCTCTTATGTATTTATCTAAAAATCTTTCAACAGCACTATCACTATACGCTAATTCTTTACCTCTTTGAGCCAATAACTTTGCACTTTTACCTACACCATAAACTACAGGTGTTATTAATAAAGACTCAGATCCAAATTTAAGTCTATTCGCTAATTTTCTTGCTGCATCTTCTCTACCAAAAGATTCTTCTTTATCTAATTGTGTAGGTCCTCCTTCAAACATATCTCCAAAGGTTCCTATTTTTTCTACATCAGCAACAAATGTTTCACCTAATGCACCACCCATTAAACCTACAGCAAATCTTGGAAATTTAGATTTAGAGTTTAAATCTCTTGCCTTATTTAAAGACTCTCTTAAAGCTGTTCTACTTTTAGTAGATTTAAAATCTGCAAACGCATTTGCACGTTTTGCCTTTAAAGTCTTAGCAGTTATATTTCTTGCAGCTTTATTAGCTAATTTAAATCCAGCAGTTCCTGGAACTCCAACTTGTACAATTGCTTCAGTTAATTTTCCTATTGCTCTATCTTGAGCAGCATCTTCAAATATATTTATATTATCAAAAAACTGTTCTACATCAGCAGCTGTATCAGTATCAAATCCTAAATCAATTAATTCTGCTGTTAATGAAAAAACTCCTTCAGGTACTTTAATAAGCCCTGATGCTATTCCAGAAGCAAAAGAAGAATACCATGATCTTTCACTATCTCTTTCAGCTTCGTTAAGTGGTAGATACTCTGCCATTTAACCTCCTACGCTCCACCGTAAGGATCAAACGTAGGTACGTCTTTTATATCAAATGCTTCTTTTAATGTTCTTTTAGGTTTTGATGTTTGTCCAAACATAGGAAATGGTTTTTCTTCTTCTTTTTTTATTTTAGCTGCTTTATCTTTTTCTGGATCAAATGTTTTTATATTCATTATTTCGTATTCAAATCCATCTTTTGTTTTTCTTAATCTTTTAAAAGCTCCATCAGTTACATCGTAATATACGTTTCCAATATTTTGTTTTTTCTCATAGTCTCTTAATCTTCCATGTTTACCACCAATAAATCCTTCATAAAAATCACCAAATGCCCGAGCAGCTTCTGTTTCTAAATTTAAATTTTCATAATCTGATCTATTTTTTGCTTGTGTTAAACTTCCATATTCTTCAAAAAAGTCTTGAGGCTTAAACACTCCTTCACCTTTTTCCATACGTGCAAGTTCTTTTCTTCCTTCTATTTCTTGCGCTAATATTTTTTCTTTACCAGTAAGTTCTTTTTCTAAAAGTTTTTCTTTACCAGCAAGTTCTTGTTCCATTTTTTTAGTAGCAGCTCTTTGTGCTAATAAATTTTGAATTGGTTCTTTTGCAGCTCCAACTGCAGTTCCAATAATACTTCCTGTAGGTCTCATTGTTGCTAATGAAGGTCCATATTGTAATAAGAATTGTGTTAATGGATCATCAAGTCCTGTAGGTCTAGTATTTTGATTTCCTACTCCATTTGGATCAGAAACAGCATGCATTTCTCTATCAACGATACCGGTCATTATACCATTCATACCTTGAGTAGGTCCACCTTTTCTAAACATTGGTCTTCTAAATACTTTAGTCATATTAATTATCTATTAATAGCCCCATAAATCCCTGCAAGTGTTGCACCTGCACCTAAAGCAGTTTGCAATGGACTTGGTGTAGGTTGTTGAGTTACTTGTTGACTAGCTGGATATCCTGAAATTAATCCCATGATTCCTGTACCCAGAGTCTGTGCGGCAGTTATAGGTTGTTGTAATTGTTGTTGAGCCAGTTGTTGTTGAGCTTGTAATTCTGCTTGTCTCTGTGCTTGTAATCCACCTCCTAAAGTAGTTAAACCTGCAACCTGTTGACCTAGTAAACCTGGAGCTAGTGAAGCTAGAGCTGTTTGTTGTTGAAACTGTTGACCCGCTGCTTGTTGTGCTTGACCAAAACCTTGTTGTAATAATTGTGCTTGTAGTGCAGCTCTATTTCTATTGGACGCTGCTCCATATTCTGCTTCAGCTACACCTTGTCTTGCACCACCAAATGCACCTGCTTGATAAGCTGCTTGACCAATTCCCGGTAATCCTTTTTGTGCTTGAATATCATATTCTTGTAAAGTTGCATTTATAACATCCTGTTGATAAGGAGACATATAAGCTTGATAACCTGTAGGTCCAGTCGCTGCTTGAGCTGCTTGAAGATAAGGTTGGTATGCACCGATTCCAGCTGTTGCCTGTTGAATAGCTTGCTGTTGTAATGGATCCATTCCTGCCACAAATTGTGGTCCATAAATTTTTGATAAATCTGCACCTTTAAAACCACCAACTGCTTGTTGTAATTCTGTTATATATGGTTTAGCTGCTGCTTCTATAAATTCTGGTGGTTGTGTTATTTGTGTTATTACTTCTGCCATTATACTCTCCCGCCTTTTTCTAATTTTTTCATCATATCATACATAAGTTGTGCACCTTTGTTGACATCACCATTACCAGCATTTCTTACAGCATCTGCTGTAAATACGAATTCATTATTAGATAACATCGCTGGAATATCATCTGCCTTTTCTTTTACACCAACTGGAGGAATAAATCCACCACTATTTCTAAGGTCTAATTCCTTAACTCCGGCTTGATTAGTTCTTTGAGGTAAACCCATGATCCCTGAAGCCTGATCCACTACATCACCAAAAGCGTAGCCAATTCTACCACCATTTGCATAACCACCAGCACCTGAAGTATATTCAGCTAAATCTGCTTCTACTAATGCAGGTATTTCGTTTTGGTCATATCCTAATTCTGTATATGCTTTTGTCAATCTTGTTCTAAGTGCATCAACATTTCTTTCACCACCTGTTGTACCTCCTTGATCTTCATAACCAGATAATGCACCCCCTAATAAAGTTCCGGCTGTACCTACTTTTAACATATTACCTAACATTGCATCTTTACCTGATTTTAATCCTAATATGCCACCTAAATTAGTTGGTATATTCCCAAATGCAAATCCACTATTTTGTTTTAAAAATGGTAAGGATTTTCCAAAAAATGAACCACCACCTAATGCATAAGCTCCACCTGCTAATAAAGCTGCTTTACCTAAATCAGATTTCAATATACCTTTAACACCTTTAGTAACTGACTTAACTAAACTTCCTAAGCCATACATTTGTCTCGGCATTTGTCCTCTAGAAATTGTCATTACTCTGACGCTGCTCCTAATGGTGGCATTGCTGCAACCTTAATTTTTAATGATCTTGTAATATGTTCTTTTTGAGTTGAAGTATTTGGATCTGCAATATCAGCTTCCGCTTCTGCATCTGAATTATATTCTATATTAGTTTCTTTATTTCGTAGTACGACTTCAGTTTCACATTTTACAACTGGCACCTTTTTACCATTGATCATTGTATATGCTACTTCTGCTTCTTCTTTAAATGCCATGATATCTCCTATTATGCTCCACCGCTACTAGCAATGTAAACTCTGCTAACTTCTAGTAAAGCTGCTGTTCCACTTATACCAGATATATTTGAAGTTTCAATCCTCAATTCATCTGATTCTTCTAATACTACAGAACCTTTTAAAAGGTTACAAATAGTAGGTCCGGTTATCTCTGCATGAGCTATTAAGTATTGTGTTGTTGCAGAACTATCATAAATATATACTTTTACAGTTTTAGATCCTGATGTATTAGTAATTTGAACCGTTTGAAATATAGCTCTAGCTTCTGTAGGACAAGTATAAATTGTTTCCGCTGAAGTAGTAGTTGGTGCATAAAATGCATTTTTATATACGTTTGCCATTAATTATCAATGAGTATTAACTCAAATCCTCCTGCTGACGATGATGTAGAATTAGATATCACTTGAAAATCTAAATCTGTTTTTTCTGTTGCTTTGTTTATAGCGTATTTTTTCCAATCTGAAAATCCACCTCTACCTGTTAAAAATTCTTTTACGTTCCACGCTGCATTTGCAACTGTATTATCTCTAGACAATAACCTATATGTTTGTTCTTGATCTTTGGCAGAAGATATATTTATGTTTATAATATATCCAGTTTTTCCTGCCGGTATAGTGTATATAGCCATTAAAGTTTGACCCATTCCATTGGTTGCTCCATTAGTAATTAATCCTCTTGTAGTAGACGTATCTTGATCTCGGACAGTAATAGTTCCTTCGTTTCTTTCAGAACTTCCAGCAGTCACTACTCTTGCTCTAAAAATTCTTAAAAAAGATCCAGTAGTTGTAACAGCAGTTGTGCCATTCATAGTTACTGTCTCTGTTAATAAATTCCAACTAGAATCTAAACCTTGTAACTCAACTGTTCTTGCTCCAGTTCCTGCAGATGTATCATTAGCACTAGAACTTAAAACTTCTAATTGATCCGCTGCACTCATCCAAGGATAAGCATTAGAACCTTCCCAGATACTTTCATAATCACTAGATCCAACGGTTGGATTATAACCAAACTTACTTACATTGGAATAACCAGTAAAATCACCTTTAGCAACAGCAAGATAAAAATCGATATCACTTGATCCTGGTACAGTTGATCCTGTTGTGTTTACATTATTACAAGACACTAACAATCACCTCCATTATTACCACCTTTGAACCAAGCATATCGTTCAGTATCTTCTTTTAATTCTTGTAAGTATGTAGAGTTTAATTGTTCCACAATACCTTGAATAGCTCTATTAATTTGTTTTTGGTTTGATACATCATATTCTTCTTTTGGTTCTGGTATTCTAATATTTATTTTAGTCATTATCTTCTACCATCCGGTTGTATGTCTATTCTAAATGTGCCAAATCTCCATGATTCTGAGATAGCATTATTTTCAATTTTAATATTTACAAAACGTCCTCTTGCTCTGGTATCTTTTTTATTAGTACTTGAGGTAATTGTAAATGGACTTAATGTAGTAACTGTTTCTGATTGTTGAGGATATCTTTTTACAGCTAATGTTATTAAAGCATTTCCTACTAATGATTTAAAATCAGGTACAAAACGTCTAACAGCTAAAAATGTTTCTCCCGAAACAGATGGCCCAGTGGGCTTACCCGTTGAATCAGCTTGTCTTGCCTGTAAGTCAAAGTCGTATGATTTAACAAATGAAGTTACTAATGTAGTTGTTCCATCTGGATTAACTTGATCAGTGCCTACCTCTTGTTCGAATAATACTGTTTGACCTAAACCCGATTGTCCAACAATAACTGGAAATGTTCCGGTATTAGATGAATTAAATTTAGTTGAAAAAGGTTTTGGATATACGGTTGAGTCAATCCAAGTTGTTCTTGATTCTGTTCCTATATACCAAACTCCACCTTTCACTGCTTCACCATAATTAAATACAACGTATTGATCATTATATTCTGAATTGGTTGAAGGATAATACCAAGTTACTTCGGTGAATTGATTATTTAAACCTGCATATACTTGTTGTCCTTTTGTAGTATCTGCTTGATCGTAAACGTAATCTTCAACAGAACATGGCATTGATTTAACAGTACCATCAAACATAAAGAAACCATTAGAAGACATCCAAAATGCCACACCATCTATTTCAACAGCTGCATTTTTACCAATCAATCCGCAGTTAGTACCCACCTGTTCAAAACCAAATGTGAAAGGAGCACCAACAAATTTCATGGTATATAAAGCATTATCAGTCCAAACTAAAATATTTTCTTTTGCTTTTAAAGCACCTACAATTTTAGTACCATCTTGTAATCTCTGTGATCCAGAAGTATTAACTGCAGTTGGAGTATATTCATTAATATTTTCTTGATCAGAAAATCTTATAAACATATCATCTTGAGATGTAGTATCACCAATAATAGTTTCTGTTCCTAAATGAATTAAGTGTCTTGTTGTTGGTGAAACTAAAGTAATCCTGGTTGCTGTTGGATTACTAGTTGTTGCAAATCCTGATGTTGTAGTTGAGGCTCTTGTTGTTAATCTTGCAGCATCTCCTGCATTCCATGTAAATGTTTTTCCGTTTGAAATTGTTGCAACTAATACTTGACCAAAATTACTTAGACTCCAGAGGCCTGGTTCTAGACTCACGTCAGACGCTGAAGCTGCTTCGCCCCAAGCACCACTGCCCCAATTATCAATACCCCAACCATAACCATAAGACTGTGCAGCCGGACCCACTGGTTCATAAGGTTTAATATCTATACTACCACCTGTACTTACTGTTGCAGTTGCATTAGTAGATTGAGTAATTGTAAATTCTGTTGCAGAAACAATACCTGTTACTTGAAATAATTTATCTTCAAAATCTGCATCAGTATATCCAGTGCCACCAGGTAAAGTTACATTATCTAATAAAACAATATCTCCTGATGATAAATTATGATTAGTTCCTGTTGTAATATTACAAACTGCTGAAGCATTAGTTGTAGCAATTGTTGCTGAAGCTAAGGTAGCTTTTAATGGAGTGATGTCATAGAGTTGACCTTCAAAATAAATAAGTAAAAATTTATCTGTACCAATTGCAACGTATCTGTTTCCTGAAATATCAACAAATGCAAATTGTCTTCTTGCTACACCAACAATAGTATCTGTAACTAGTGAAGCCCAACCACCAACTTTTTCTGGTAAACCATATCTAAATCGAACGTTATTACAATCGACCCAACGATACTCAGCTCCAGAATCTGTATTCTGTTTGTCTATTCCTGGTAGAACTTTAAAATCTATTAG